AGTTTACGACCCGAGAGCGAAAGTCAAAGTGATGCCGTGACACCAATCGCCAGAAAGGAGGTGAAGGATGTCCGTTAAGGATCGATTGGTTCACGCCTGGAATGCGTTCGTCAACATGGAGCGGAACGATGTGGTTCCCAGCGATCTGGGACCGAGTTATGCAGTTCGCCCTGATCGAGTCAATTATCTGGTTACTAACGAACGCTCCATCGTCACCTCGGTATACGTCCGAATGGCGGCAGACATCGCATCTGTCGATATTAGGCACGTCCGACTGGATGACGCCGGGCGTTTCCTGGAAGAGATAACCAGTGGTCTGAATGAATGCCTAACTGTTGAAGCCAATCTGGATCAAGGACCACAAGCGCTTAAGCTGGACATCGCTTCGACTCTCTTCGATAAGGGCGTTGCTGCTATTGTTCCGGTAGATACAACGCTTAATCCTAATCTTACCGGCGGTTTCGACATTCAGACGATGCGTGTTGGTGAAATTAAGCAGTGGTTTCCGCAACACGTCATGGTTTCCGTGTACAATGAGAAGACCGGACGTCGAGAAGACCTCTATCTCGAGAAGCGTTACGTTGCTATCGTAGAAAATCCATTCTACGGCATCATGAATGCGCCAAACTCAACGCTTCAGCGCCTTATTCGAAAGCTCGGTTTGCTGGATTCCGTCGATGAAGCGGCCGGTTCAGGAAAGCTGGACTTGATCATCCAGTTGCCTTACACCATTAAGTCTGAAGCACGTAGGCAGCAGGCCGAGCAGCGTCGAACTGACATCGAATTTCAGCTACGGGACAGCAAGTACGGCATTGCCTACACCGATTCAACTGAGAAGATCACTCAGTTGAATCGAGCTGTCGATAACAATCTTCTCGCGCAGATCAAGTTCTTGACCGAAACACTTTATGGTCAGCTCGGTCTTACGCCGGAGATCCTCAATGGAACTGCCGACGAAGCCACTATGATCAACTATCATAACCGAACCATTGAACCCATTCATAAAGCCATTGTGGAGGCGATGCGTCGGAGTTTCCTCACCAAGACTGCCCGTACGCAGAAGCAGTCGATCGTGTACTTCCGCGATCCGTTCAAGCTGGTCCCGATTAGTCAGCTCGCTGAGATCGCCGACAAGTTCACCCGAAACGAGATCCTCTCGTCCAACGAGATTCGTCAATTCATCGGCGTGAAGCCGGCAAATGACCCGAAGGCAGACAAGCTTCGGAACAGTAACATGCCGCAATCGGAGCTGGGAGAGGCCGAATTCGATGATGAAGTTCCAGAACCAGTTCGAGTGGAACTTCCTGAACCACTCCGAGTGCCTTCGACAAGAGAGCGACTAACCGCTCCAGCAATCGAATAGGAAGGATACCGTCAAAATGGGAGCTACTGCTACCCTGACTGAAGCTGACTTCAGCGGATGGGCGTCTAAGGCGGGCATCAAGTGCACTGATGGTCGTACTCTTAGCCCTGATGCGTTCAAGCATCAGGACAAGGTCACCGTTCCGCTGGTTTGGCAGCACGGTCACACTGATGTCGGCAACGTGCTGGGTCACGCCATTCTCGAGGCTCGCGACCAGGGCGTCTACTGTTACGGTTTCTTCAACGAGACCGACAACGGCAAGCGGGCCAAGGAGATCGTCAAGCACGGCGACATCAAGTCGCTGTCGATCTACGCCAACCAGCTGGTCGAGCGAGCCAAGCAGGTCTTCCACGGCGTGATCCACGAGGTCTCATTGGTTCTCTCGGGAGCCAACCGTGGCGCGGTCATCGAGAATGTTGCTATTCGACACTCCGATGGCGAGACGGAGACGCTCGAGGACGAGGTCGTCATCGAGATGGGCATTCCGCCCGAGGTTCCCGAGCCCGAGAAGTCCAATGAGACCATCGAGCACGCTGCTGGCGACACGCCCGACAACGACGACCGTACGGTCCAGGACATCTTCAACACCCTCAACGAGGAACAGAAGAATGTCGTCTATTTCATGATCGGTGAGGCACTTGCCGAGGCCGAAGGTAATAGCTCCAATCTCAAGCAGTCGGCCATCGACTCCGACGACCAGAACGACGACTCGTCGGGCAACGACAATGGCTCCGGCAACACCGGGGACTCGAGCAACGACGGCAACTCCGACACCATCGAGCACAAGAACGAAGAGGAAGGTAGCATCACCATGGCGAATGTCTTCGAGCAGGCCGGCAAGGGTGGAGAGAAGGCGACCCTCACCCACGCGCAGTTGACCGCGATCGTCGATGACGCGAAGAAGATGGGGTCCTTCAAGGACTCGTTCCTCAAGCACGCCGTCGAGTACGGTATCGAGAACATCGACATCCTCTTCCCCGAGGCTCGGGCGATCACCAACTCGCCGGAGCTTATTGCTCGCCGGCAGGAGTGGGTCAACAAGGTCCTCGGTGGCACTCGTAAGACGCCGTTCTCGCGTATCAAGACGGTCTCGGCCGACATCACCCACGAGCAGGCTCGGGCCAAGGGCTATGTCAAGGGCAGCCTGAAGAAGGAGGAGTGGTTCGCGCTCGCCAAGCTAATCACGACTCCCACCACGATCTACAAGAAGCAGAAGCTCGACCGTGATGACATCATCGACATCACCGATCTCGACGTGGTCGCCTTCCTCAAGGGCGAGATGCGGCTGATGCTGGACGAGGAGATCGCTCGCGCGATTCTCGTCGGCGACGGTCGCGAGGTCGATGACGATGACAAGATCAGCCAGGCCAACATCCGGCCGATCGCGCACGACGATGACTTCTTCGCGCACAAGGTCGTCGTCCCGGCCAACACCAACAGCGAGACGCTCATCGAAACGATGCTGCGGTCCCGCACTCGGTACCGTGGCTCCGGCACGCCCACGCTGTACTGCACCGAGGACCTCCTCACCGACATGCTGCTCGGTAAGGACAAGATGGGTCGCCGTTACTACGAGAACCAGGACACGCTGAAGACGGCGCTCCGGGTTGCCGACATCGTCACCGTCGATGTCATGGAGGATCAGACCACTGACGGTGGCGATCTGCTCGCCGTGCTGGTCAACATGACTGACTACTCCGTTGGTGCAGATCGTGGTGGCGCGGTCTCGATGTTCGATGACTTCGACATCGATTACAACCAGTACAAGTACCTGATCGAAACCCGTATGTCGGGTGCGCTCACCAAGTTCAAGTCGGCTCTCGTCTTCATCCGTTCCGCTGGTGCGCTGGTCGTGCCAGATGCGCCGACCTTCAACACCACCACTGGTGTGCTGACGGTTCCGAACACCGCTGGCGTCGTGTACTACAACGATGACACCGACGCTGCGCTGACTGCTGGCGACCAGCCGGCAGTTGCTGCTGGTCAGACGATCCGGGTGCGGGCTGAGGCGGCCGATGGTTCTTACTTCGCGCCGAACACCTCTAGCACCTGGACGTTCACTCGCGCTGTCTGATCCGTAGAATAGCGCTATGGCAAAGTTCTACGGAAAAGTCGGCTACGCAGTTCGTGCCGTAGAAGGCAACGAGGGAATCTGGGAAGACGAGATGGTCGAGCGGCATCTGTACGGAGATGTCACGCGAAATACTCGTCGTCTGGTCACCGGCGAAGACGTTAATTCTGATATTACTACCTCGAACTCTATTAGTGTTGTAGCTGATGCATATGCCCTTAATAACACCTTTGCCATTCGCTATGTGGAGTGGATGGGGAGCCTGTGGCAAGTCACGGACGTGGAAGTCCAGGCTCCCCGTCTAATCCTGCGCTTGGGAGGTGTTTACAACGGACCGACGCCTCCGCCTCCAGACAATTCTGGAGGGGGTTCTGGGAATTCCCAATAACGTCTACTTTCAACCGCCGTCCAATATCTCGATGCGGTATCCAGCAATCGTTTATAATCGAGATGACGCGGATACTAAATTTGCTAATAATTCACCTTATTCTTACGTCAAGCGTTACGAAGTCACGGTCATGGACCAGAAGAAAGACAGCGCAATTCCCGATAAGGTAGCGCAGTTGCCCATGTGTACTTTCAGCCGACACTTCACGGCAAACGGAATCCACCATGACGTCTTCTCGATTTACTTCTAAGGAAGGAACAACATGACTGCACCTACTGCGCCGGTCGGTCCCCTGACGTGGGATCAGGTCGGTGAGCGTTTCTACGAGACGGGCGTCGACAAGGGCGTTCTCTACCTCAATGATGGTGGAGTCTACGCTCGAGGTTATGCCTGGAACGGTCTGACGACCGTCACGGAGTCTCCGTCGGGTGCGGAGGCCAACGCGCAGTACGCGGACAACATCAAGTACCTGAACCTCGTTTCGGCCGAGGAGTTCGGCGGCACGATCGAAGCTTTCACGTACCCGGAAGAGTTCTCAGTCTGCGATGGTACCGCTGTTCCGGAGGCCGGTGTTTACCTCGGCATGCAGAGCCGAAAGACCTTCGGCCTGTCTTACCGGACCCGGCGGGGCAACGACGTTGACGGTAACGACCACGGCTACAAGCTGCACCTGGTCTACGGCTGCCTGGCTGCTCCGTCGGAGAAGGCTTATGCGACGATCAACGACTCGCCTGAGCCGATCTCCTTCAGCTGGGAGTTCACCACCACGGCGGTTGCGGTCGGTACGGTGGGTGGCACGCTCTACAAGCCCACTTCCATCATTACCATCGACTCCACCAAGGTGCTTGCGGCTAACCTGACCGCTCTGGAGGCCGAGCTGTACGGTACTGCGGATACGGCGCCCAGCCTTCCGCTGCCGGCAGAGGTTATCGGTATCTTCGCCGGCGCCTGACAAATTTCGAAAGGGAGGCTAGAGAATGCTTAAACTTGCGGTAACTATGAAGGAAGCCTTCGATGAAAAGCTTCGAGAATTCGTTCCGTTCGAAGTTTTCGTCTTAGAACTCGAGCATTCTCTGGCTTCCCTTTCGAGGTGGGAAGCCAAGTTCGAGAAACCATTTCTCGACACCAAAGACAAGACTAATGAAGAGGTGCTGGCGTATATCAAGATGATGACGATTACGCCGGAAGTGTCTCCCGAGGTCTATGCGCGTCTTAATAATGACAATTATTCCGAGATCAATGAGTACATCAACGCCAAGATGACTGCGACTACGATTCATGATCGTGGTCCGCAGCGTCCAACGAAAGAAATCATCACTGCTGAGATCATCTATCATTGGATGATTCAGTACAATATTCCGTTCGAATGTGAGCATTGGCATCTGAACAAACTCATCACGCTGGTTCGCGTTTGTAATGTGAAGAATACGCCACCGAAGAAGATGAGTCGAGGAGAAGCTGCTCGTAAGCAGCGAGAGCTTAACGCACAGCGCCGAGCAAGTTACGGTACTCGAGGCTGAGAGGAGGAAACGTGGCGCGATTGAACTGGGATGTTCTCGGTGAACGCTTTTTTGAAACGGGCATTGATCGAGGCGTTCTTTATATCGATGGACAAGGCGTTGCTTGGCCGGGATTGATCTCGGTTGCCGAATCTCCTACCGGAGGTGAGGCAAAGCCGCGCTACATCGATGGTTATAAGTACCTTAACCTCGCGGCAGCCGAAGAGTTCGAGGCAACTATTACCGCCTTTTTCAGTCCTCCAGAATTCGCTCGATGTGATGGGCGGGCGGAAATTCATCCAGGCTTATTCGCTACACATCAGCCACGACGTACGTTCGACTTTTCGTATCGAAGCAAGATCGGTAATGACCAGAATGGTACCGACCATGCGTACAAGATTCATCTTATTTACAATGCGCTAGCCGCTCCAGCGGATCGAACTTATGAAACGTTGGATGACGAGACCGAGCCCATGACGCATGAGTGGAGCATTACCACTCGTCCGCCACAGATCTTCGGCTATCGTCCCACATCGCACTTCGTCATCGATTCTCGGACTACTCCAGAAGCAACACTAACTACTCTTGAAGACATTCTCTATGGAAGCGCTGAGGGACTACCTCAGATTCCGACGGCAACTTCGTTGATCGACATCTTCGCGAGTGGGTCGGTCGATCTCGAAACGATTGTCTACGAAGGCGGCGACCCCAGTTCGGTTCCGACGAGATTCTTCGATGGTGGTGGGGTTTAATGGCCGATGTCTTTCAGCACCGACGAGGAACTGCGGCGCAGTGGTCTACGGTAAATCCGATACTTAATAGTGGCGAAATCGGTTATGCGTTCGACGTCTTCGTGATCAAGCTTGGTGACGGTACAACGGCGTGGAATGAACTGCCAATCGCACTGAGTGGAACGTTTGTCGATCAGACAACGTTCGACAATCTCGCCTCACTGGTTGCCAACATCCAAGATCGAGTCGATGATCTTCCGGTTTCTCTCGATGATGCGTTCGCCACTAAGGCAGAATTGAATGCTCTTCCGACAACGTTGAGTACGGTGTTTGTCGAGAAGAATGCGAACGCCTTTCAAACCGCCACTTATGCTACGCCGGACCGTCCCTTGGCGACTGCCGTGGGCGTCGGAGCCATGATCTTCGATAGCACGTTGAACATGCCTATCTGGTCGAATGGAACCGTATGGGTTAACGCCGTAGGTGCCGCCGTTTAACTGGAAAAGGAGTCACTTTGATCACGTTCAGCCATAGTGGCTCCTTCGGTAACACGGAGCGCTTCCTCAAAAAGGCACAAAAGCTTGATGTTCGTCGGTATCTCGAACGCGAAGCCGAGAAAGGCCGTCAGGCTTTGATCAAAGCGACACCTCGAGACTCTGGTCTGGCAGCGGAATCTTGGGGTTACGAGATCCGTCAAAATAGGGCCGGTATCAGAATTATCTGGACCAATAACGATGTCGAGAACGGCTTTCAGGTTGCGATTGCTCTGCAATACGGCTATGGAACCGGCACCGGAGGTTATGTCCAAGGGCGTGATTACATCAATCCCGCAATGAAACCCGTGTTTGACGCAATCGCCGAGAAGGTGTGGAGGGTGGTGAAGTCCGCATGAGCGATATTGACACTCGCGTAGTTGAGATGGCGTTCAAGAACGAAAAGTTCAAGACCGGTGTTACGAGCACCATCTCAGCTCTTGACAAGCTGAAGGCTAGTCTTCAGTTGGACGGAGCCTCCAAGGGTCTCGACAACGTAAACAAGGCTGCGGGTCAGTTCAATGATAAGCCGGTAACCGACGGCGTCAATCGAATCACGGCCTCCTTCTCGGCGATGCAGGCAATGGCCTTCGGCGCCTTTGCGTCGATCGGTCAGCGGGCTGTCGGTATGGCGGAACGGCTGGTTTCGTCGTTCACCATCGATCCGGTGAAGGCTGGTTTCGAAGAGTACGAGCTCAAGATGGGCTCGATTCAGACGATTCTGGCGAATACTGCCAAGCATGGCACTACCCTCGAGACAGTTAATCACGAACTCGAGGTTCTGAACGAGTACGCCGACCAGACCATCTATAACTTCGGTGACATGACCAGGAACATCGGTCTGTTCACCAACGCGGGCATCAAGGTCGAAGATGCCACTAGTATGATCAAGGGTTTCTCGAATGCCGCTGCGGCTTCGGGAACCAACGCGGAACAAGCCGCTCACGCCGCACAGCAGCTTTCTCAGGGTCTTAGCGCTGGTAAGATCACGGCGCAGGACTGGATCTCGCTGACCAACGCTGGCATGGGCAACAAGAACATGCAGGAAGGCCTCATCGGCATCGCCGAGGCCATGGGGACTTTCACGGGCAGTGGATATACGGCTGCCGAAGCTAATCAGAACTTCAAGAGTACTCTTGAAGGCGGATGGGTCACATCCGATGTTATGTCGACTTATCTGCGCATCATGTCTGGCGACATGGACGATGCGGCTATATCTGCGCTCGGTCTCAGCGATGACATGGTCAAGATGCTTCGCCAGCAGGCGACCATGGGTATGGAATCGGCGACGAAGGTTCGAACCTTTACGCAGCTGATGGGAACCCTGCGGGAATCGGTTGGTTCCGGTTGGTCGGAGTCCTTCGCGATTCTGTTTGGTGACTTTAATGAAGCTACCGATTTGTTTACCACGCTGAGCAACAGCATCGGTGGCTGGCTCGGCAAGATGTCCGAGCATCGCAATACCATGTTGCAAGAGTTCAAGGACATGGGTGGTCGAACCAAGCTTATTGAAGGTTTGACCGATGCTTTTTGGGTTCTTGGTGCACCGCTTGACCGGGTGGGCAAGGCGTTTCGACAAGTCTTCCCGGCCACGACGGCGGATCAACTTTATAAAATTACTGAAGCTTTCGCTAATTTCATGAGGGATCTGCTTCCCTCTGCCGAAACCCTCGATCGACTCCAGCGGACTTTCGCTGGAGTCTTTGCGATCTTGGGTATCGGTTGGGAAGTTGTCAAGGGTATTGCTCGGTTCTTCTTCGGTCTCTTTGCCGGCATCGAAGAGGGCGATAAGGGAATTCTGAAGTTCACCGCCACGATCGGCGATTTCCTGGTCGGTTTGCACCAGGCGATCAAGGCTGGTGGAGGCATTCAGAACTTCTTTGACACACTGCTCAATCTCGTCATGAAGCTGATCAACCCGATCAAGGACTTTGGTCAGGTTATCGGCAATGTCTTCGCTGGACTTGATCTCGGTGACGCGGGCAAGGGTCTGGGCGAGTTTATTTCTGCAATTCTTTCCTTCGGTAGTGCTTCGGAAGAGGTCGCCGAAGACGCAACCTCCATGAAGGACAAGATCCAGGCGGTCTTCGACTTCCTTCTCAACATCGGTCGCAAGGTTGCCAACTTCGTGCAGCCGGTTTCCGATGCCATTATCAATCTGTTCTCCGGAATGGACTACGACCAGGTCATGCAGGGCCTGCAAACAGGTCTTCTTGGTGGTCTGGTCCTGGTTATCAAGCAGCTTGGCGGCGTGCTTGGTAATTTCTCGCTATTCGCTGGAGGTGACGACGGCCCAAGCTTCCTTGACAAGATGAAGGAGGCGATGGACGGTCTTACCGACACGCTTAGTGCGATGCAGGCCAACCTTAAGGCCAGCGCGCTTATCAAGATTGCCGCGGCTATTGGTATTCTGGCTATCGGTGTTGTGCTTCTGGCAAACATTGATGCTCAGGGGCTTATTCGGGCCACCTCTGCGCTGACGGTCATGTTTATTCAGCTCGGCATTGCCATGGCGGTACTTCAGACCATGGGAACGATCAAGAGTGCCATTCGGCTGACCATCATGGCCGGTGCGATGATTCTCATGGCTACGGCCCTGCTTATTCTAGCGGCTGCAGTCAAGGTTCTTTCCAGTATGTCTTGGGAAGAGCTGCGTAAGGGCATGCTCGGTACTACGCTGCTTCTGGGCGTGATCATCGGCATGTCCAAGGGCCTGGATAAGTCTAAGGGCGCAATTATTCGGTCCGCCTTTGCTCTGATCATCATGGCCGCCGCACTTCGGCTTCTGGTGAACGTGCTTCGAGTCGTCGGTGAGATGGACTTCGAGGTCATGCGGCAGGGCCTTATCGGGGTGGGCGCCATGCTCACCGGCTTGGCTATATTTACCCGGCTGGCGAAGATGGGTCCGAAGGCGGTCGGCCAAGCTGCGGCTATCGTTCTGCTTTCGCTGGCTCTTCGACTGCTTGCTTCGGTGGTTGAACGCTTCGGCGAGATGTCGCTGAATGAACTGGCCAAGGGCTTCACTGGCATTGCCTTAGGTTTGGTCATTATGGCGGCGTCGCTTCGGTTGATGCCCAAGGGCGCGAAGATGCTGTTTGCCGCGCTGGCAGTAGGCAAGGTTGCATCTGCTCTGGGACTTATTGCTTTGGCATTCAAGGCATTCAAGGATATTTCCTGGGATCAGATTGCCCGAGGCTTGGTGGCCATCACCGGTTCACTCGCGGTGGTGACCGGTGCACTCAAGGTCATGCCTAAGATTAGCATTGGGCAGGTTATTGCGCTGCTTGGTTTGGCGTTTGCGATTAAGGAAATCGTCAATGCCATGTTGTTGCTTGGCAATCTGGATGTTGGTCAGATCGCCAAGTCTATGGGTACGTTTAGCGGTGTAATGGCAGTTATCGTTGCTTCATTGAAGATTCTGGGTAACAAGGATGCCACGCAGGGCGCAGCTTCGATTGCTATCGTCGCTGGTTCTATTCAGATGTTGGGTGGCATCCTTGCCGAGTGGGGCGCAATGGATTACGAATCGCTTGGTAAGGGGCTTGGCACTCTTGCTGCGGTTCTGATCATCATGGCGCTTTCACTCAATCTGCTGAAGACCGAGGTTGCTGGTGCGGCGGCATTGGCGATCGTGGCTGGCGCACTTTCGCTGTTGGTGCCAGTGCTGGTTACGCTGGGTGCTATGCCAATCCTTGCGATTGGTGGCGCACTAGTGGCGCTCGCTGGCATGTTCCTTATCTTGACTCTCGGGTTGAGACTGCTTCAGCCGATGATTCCCACGCTTATGCTGTTGGCTATTGCCATCGGTTTGTTGGGTGTCGCGGTAGCACTTGCTGGTCTGGGCGTGTTGGCATTTGCCACGGGTCTTACGATTCTTGCTGCAGCCGGTGCTGCGGGTGCGGCATCGATCGTGGCGATCGTTTCTGCTCTGATCGGTCTTATTCCGATGGTTATGGAGCAGATCGGACTCGGTTTGGTTGCCTTTGCTCAGGTTATTGGTAACTCCGGAGCAGCAATTACCGGAGCAATCACTACGATTCTGATGGCGATTCTTGATGCCATCATTCGAGTGACGCCAAAGATCGGGCAGACGCTTCTGGTTCTGCTGCAGACTCTTCTTCGGGTGCTGGTTAGCGGCATTCCGATGATGGTCGATGCAGGTATGAAGCTGATCATCGGTATTCTCGATGGCATTGCTCGAAACATCGGTCAGATAGTTGACAAGGCAGCAGACGTTATCGTCAACTTTGTCAATGGCGTTTCGCGCAACCTGGGTCGAATCATTCAGGCTGGTGTCGATCTGATTATTTCCTTTATGCAGGGTATCGGTGATGCCGCTCGCAACAACGGTGACAAACTCGCCGATGCTGCTTGGGACATGGCTACCGGCATTATCGAGGGTTTGGCTAACGGTCTGCTCAGTATGGCGGGTAACGTGCTTGACGCACTGATGGGCGTTATTGAGGGTGCTTGGGATTCCGCGCTGTCATTTCTCGGCATTTCTTCACCCTCGAAGAAGTTCATCCAGTTGGGTAAGTATGTCACTCAGGGTTTCGTTATTGGTCTTACGGGTGGCCGAAAGGACGTTCGCGAAGCTGTTGACACCATGTTCAGCAGCATGAATGCATCACTAGAAGACGCCAAGCAACGAGCTTCTGACACTCGACGGCAGCTCAAGGATCTCCAGCGGACCAAGCAGGATCTGGACCGCAAGTATATTCAGGCACACGAAGATCTGAACAAGGCTCGAGCCAAGGGCGAAGACACCACCTCTGAAGAGCGTCGAGTTCAGGCGGCATATTCTGCGCTCAACAAGAACTGGGAAGCGCAGCAGAAGCTGAAGGCTTCGCTTGCCGAAACCGTAGCCGAGTACAACAAGGTCTACAAGGCTCGAGATGCTCTTGCCAATGGTATGAAGAAGGAGCGTCAAGCGCTCTGGAATCTGGGATATGAGTACGACAAGGTTACGGCTAAGCTCGATGCAGCAAACAAGAAGCTTGCCGATGCCAAGAAGGTTCGTGACGATTACAACAAGTCGATTCGGGAGCAGTACGGTAAGCAGGAAGATATTACCGGCGAAACCCGATTTGGCGATTACATCAAGAACCTTGAGAAGCAGATCATCGACACGCAGAACTACACGATTGCTCTCACTGAGCTTCGTAAGCGTGGTCTGAACGACGAAATTTACAAGGAGCTGCTTGCCAGCGGCACCGAGGCAATGCCATTCGTTCAGGAAGTTCTTGCCGGCGGTAAGGGTGCGGTTAATCAGCTCAACACCCTCGGTAAGGCGCTCGATCGAGATGCAGCTCGACTTGGTGATCGGGCTTCTTCTGCTCTCTACCAGGCTGGCGTCGATGCCGCCGAGGGTCTGGTGAAGGGTTTGGAGAAGCAGCAGGCTGCCATTGAGAAGCGCATGGACAAGATCGCCGATTACATGGTCAACACTATCAAGAAGAAGCTCGGCATCAAGTCTCCTTCTCAGGTGTTTGCTGAGATCGGTAAGTTCACCGTTGAGGGCATGGCTCGAGGTCTGGACGACTCGGCTCCTTTGGTGAGTAGGTCTGCTGAGGGCGTTGGTCAGACGGCCATCGATACGATGAAGAAGACGATTTCAGGGCTGGGAACCCTGATCGAGGGCGATGTCGACATGAATCCGACTATTGCTCCGGTGTTGGATCTCAGCAATGTCCGCAAGGATGCTGCTGGAATCGGGGACATGCTGGCAACCAAGCCAATCTCGTTGGCTGCTGCATATTCCGGTGCTGCAGATGCATCTGCGGGTTACACCCGTAACCAGGCGGCTTATGCCGAGGCAGACGCAGTTCGAGGTGGCGACGTCTTGAACTTCACGCAGAACAACACCTCGCCCAAGGCTCTGTCCCGAGCCGAACTTTACCGTCAGACCAACAACCAACTATCCGTAGCGAAGGGAGCTCTGAAGAGAAATGCTCGTTAGGGTCGAAGTAAGAACTCGTCAGGGCGCCTTGCTTGATCTTCCGTTTGAGGATCCATCTAGCGGTCTCGCCATCACGGAAATTGAAGGGTTGAGTCCGACAAAGGCGACGATGGTTTCGACCAGCTACGCTCAAGGGGATGGCGAACAATACCATTCCAGTCGGCGAGAACCTCGGGACATCAAGATTAAGATGGACTTGAATCCCGATTACGTTTCGAATTCCGTGGAGGATCTTCGAAACCGGCTATATTCGTTCCTCATGCCGAAGTCAGAGGTCATGTTGCGTTTCCACAAGCATACAGGCCTTTATGTGGATATTTGGGGAAGAGTGGAAACGTTTGATGCGCCAATCTTCACCGCTGAGCCCACCGCCGACGTCTCGCTCAGGTGTTTCAACCCGGATTTCTTCGACCCGAATCCGGTACCCTTGAGCGGGACGTCGACGGAGCTCGAGACCGAAACGCTGTTCACCTATGTCGGAAGTGTCGACACCGGCGTCACCTTCGAACTGCGACCGAACCGCGATATTTCGACGTTTACCATCTATCATCGACCTCCTGATGGAACACTTCGTACCGTAGATTTTGCGTATCCTATGGTAGCCGACGATAGGTTGCGCATCAGCTCGGTTTTCGGAGCCAAGAGTGTCACTCTTATTCGAGGCGGGGTAGAAACCTCGGTTCTACATGGCCTTTCTCCGCAGAGTGACTGGCTCAAGCTTCAGCCCGGAAACAACAACCTTCGGGTTTATGCTACCGGCCTACCTGTTCCATATACGCTGTCATTCCTTAAGCGCTACGGAGGTTTGTGATGGAGATTTATACGCTCGATGATCTCTTCCGTAGACAGAATCCAGTTATCGACCAGTTCGAATCGATGATCTGGACGGAGAGATTCGCTGAGTACGGCGATTTCGAGCTGAAGATTGACTCGACTCGGGAAAGCCGGGCGTTGTTCAAGCTCGGAACTCGACTGGCCATCAACGAATCCCATCGAGTGATGACGGTCGACAGCATCGAGGACGACACCGACGAGGAGGGGCAATCGTCTCTCCTGGTCAAGGGCAAGTCGCTCGAGTATATTCTCGAGGATCGAGTGGTTAAGAAGACGCTGTCTAATCTGACCACCGAACCACAGTGGGTGCTGGAGGGCACACCGCTTCAGGTGGTGCGATGGATGTTCGACACGGTAGTTCGTCAGGGAGATCTCAGCCCCTATGACAAGATCCCGCTACTCATGCCGGGAACGATGATGCCGGTCGACACCATTCCGCCTTCGGATCAGCTCATTCGATGGGAGCAGCCGGTTGCGTCGTTGTACAGCGCAATCAAGGCTGTTTGCGATCTCTACGACATGGGTTTCCGGTTGTACCGCCATTACGATACGTCGCAGCTATATTTCGACATCTACACCGGAAGCGATCGAACAACTCAGCAGGACATTCTGCCATCGGTGATCTTCTCACCAAATCTGGACAATTTGAAGAACACCAAAGAGTACACGACTGCCGAAGAAGCCAAGAACTGCGCTTATGTCATCTCCGAGCAGGGTTTCGAGATCGTATATCCGCTTAATGTCGATCCGGAGATCGACGGTTTCGAGCGTCGGGTGTTGCTCGTAGAGGCGAACAACCTCGAGGGCGATCCGACTCCGGAGGAAATTTCTGCATATCTTACTCAGGCCGGATTGGACGAGCTTACCAAGCATCGAGTCTGGTTCGGTTTCGATGGTGAGCACAGTCAGCACAGCGAATACAAGTACGGCACGCATTATAACCTCGGCGATCTCGTCGAGATGCACAGTGCTGATGGTGTAGCCAATACCATGCGGGTTACTGAGCAGATCTTCGTTTGTGACGGCGAGGGTGAGCGTTCTTACCCGACTCTGGCGGTCAACCAGTACATCAACCCGGGTTCTTGGCTGGCTTGGGACTACAACCAGGTTTGGGCCGATCTCGGCAACGAGACTTGGGCCGATCAACCGTAAGGAGGAGCGAAAATGGCTGTTGGCGATCTTGCCGCTGCCGCTGGATTCCCACTCGTTCCGGATACCGGAGAAGAGGGGCGAGTTCGTTGGGGTGGTCGAGAGATCAACCGAGGTCGCGATTTCGTTGCGCAGGTTTTGGCGCTTATTCCGACAGGTAAGTCCGGCTACCGTGATGCAGCCGGCATTACTTCCGGAACAGCCAATCCTTCCGGCGGTAATGACGGCGATATTTACTTCAAGATTCTCATCTAGGAGTTGTCATGGCGTTGCCTAGTGCACCGGGCGTACCTACCTTTTCCAGCCTGAGAGACACGTCCGTCACGGTTACCTGGGCGCCGCCGGCGAACGATGGCGGAAAGCCAATTCTCGAGTACACCGTATTCTGGAGTACCGATCCACCAAGACCTTCGGGTTCGGCTACTTCTGCTGACAATGTTCGAAACATCAGCGGACTCGCACCGAGTACTACGTATTACGTCTGGGTCGATGCGCGGAATGCTGATGGCTGGAGTCCGAACAGCCCGCTAGGTACGGTTCGGACATATTCCAACTGGACATTGCCCCGACCGCCAGCTCGGCCGGTACTGACGGTTCGTTCAAGTACGGAGATTGAGCTCGATTGGGGTGGCGACGGCGAGAGCTATGATCATCCCGTTGACGATCGAGAGTACTGGGGAAGCAGCAATCAAACCCCCACCAATCGTCGAGATTATGCAGCCAACTATGTGTGGAGCGGTCTCACTCCTGGTAGGACGTACTACTTCTGGGCTCGAAAGCACACTCGAGTCGGCTGGTCGGACTACAGCTCGATGGCGAGCGCAACAACGTTCGACGTGCCGCCTGCACCAGATCCGCCGAGCATCTATGGTATTGCACAAACCTTGGTCAAGGCGGGCTTTACCGATAACGGCAACGGTGGCACGGCGATCACCGATCGGCAAGTCGGCTACAGCAAGAGTACATCCGGCCCGATCACCTGGGTGGATTATCCGAATGCAAACATCACCATCTACGATCTCGATCCCGGAACACGATATTACTTCTGGTCTCGAGTGCGTAATTCCGTTGGCTGGAGTCCGAACTCCGGTCGAGTGCAGGCAGATACGATTGCTGGCGCCTACGTGCTGGTCGGTACTTCCTGGAAGAAAGCCGTGCCGTACGTAAAGGTCAACGGCGTCTGGCGAGTAGCTCGTCCCTGGACCAAGATTGCAGGGGTGTGGAAGGAGAACTCGTCGTGACGCCGGCGCGGAAGATCTTTGTCCGCGAGCATTTCTGGGGTATGCGTCCGTTCAAGCGGCACAGCTTGATTCTTATGGTGGCCGGAGTGTTCTACACGCTTACTGGCCTCACTTATATTTGGGCCAATCCGACACTGAATCGTAAGATCGCGCTGCAGGTCGCGCTGAGCGTATATCCGATCGAGTTCTGGGGATCCATCTTCATTCTCGTTGGTCTGCTGGCGATCTTCTCTTCTCGCTGGCCGCCGGTTGCTGAAACGTGGGGCTATTCCGTTCTTGCCGGGCTTTCTGCTGGTTGGTCGGCTACGTACGCAGCGGGGGTGATATTTGGTAATTCGCCAATCAGCAATCTCACAGCAACGCTGCAATGGGGACTTCTGGCGTTTCTGTGGTTGACTATTCCGGGCTTGGTTAACCCGGACAAGACCGTAGTGGTGGTGATCAAAGACGATGACAAAAGAACAAATCTTTAGTGCGATCATCGTTTCGATCATCGCGGGAAGTTTCTCTTGGTTGGCAGCAAGACAGGCGGCAAAAGCTCAGATGACCAATGTCTCCACCTCGTCGCGAGTCGAGATGGAGAAGCAGGCGTACGAACGAGCAAGAATGTACGACACTCAAACTATCGAACGTCAAAACAAACGAATCGAAGAACTCGAAGGCGAAGTCGAAGAACTCGAAGCAAAGATCGATAACCAGGACCAAGACATTCGTCAATTGCATTATGCCAACAATCAGTTGCATCAAGACAATCAATTGGCTTTGGCTGACAATCGACGGCTTCGAGAAGAGATTGCGCAATTGAGAGTTCGGTTCACTCGTCTCGAACGAGGTTTGGAACCAGATTCGACTGAACCTATCCGTGTGCGGGAGACCGACACCAATCCTATGGGAGATTATCGCAATGGCAGAGAGCTCTCGTCCTAAGACGCTTTTCACACATTCGATGTACGACAAGCTGAAGACCACTGCGTTGGTCGTGCTACCAACGATTGCTTCGGCCTACTTCGTATTCGGTACTATCTGGGGGCTTCCCAAGATCGAGGAAGTTCTCGGCAGTATCGCTGCGATCGAAGCGTTGCTGGGCGGTACGCTGAAAGCCAGCTCCAATAGGTACTATCGAACCGGTGCCAACTTCGACGGTGACGTGAACGTCTTCTCAGATGAAGATGGCGGTAAGCACGTCAAGATGGTTTTCAACGAGCCACCGGATGAGGTTGTCGATCAGCCGGGCAAGCACTCGATGGAGTTCAAGATCAATCATATGGAGAATTCGGAGTCATAGCTTCAAAATGGGGGAGATCGCAAGCTATACATGGGTCATAATGGAATCCCCCTATCGAAAGGAACCGATATGACTCCCCAGAAGCCACTCGAGAAGACCGGCCTGGAGAAGATCATCGAAGACCTGCAGTCCGAAATGGCCAGCGTCAGTGGGGACTCCGACGAGTACGCCAAGATGGCGGACCAACTCATCAAGCTCATGCAGCTCAAGGCCGACCTCGGCCCGAAGCGCATCAGTGCAGACGTGAAGGCCACCATCCTCGCCAACCTCGCCGGAATCCTCATCATCGTCGGCCACGAAAGAACGCACATCGTGACTTCGAAAGCTGTCGGCTTTGTCCGAAAGCTCTTCTGAGAGACCATCGACCTGATGTAGCAGATCCCAAAAGCCAGAGGGCTTGTGAACCTAACCAGTTTACAAGCCCTCTGGCTTTCTGCATGGGCTATAAAAAATTGCCTTCGCGGAGTTTACACGGCCCATAATGAGAACCCCTCCCCTATGAAAGGAAAGACAATGACCCAGTCTACTTACGCATGGATGGGCTCCCAGCTGCACCTCGTTCTCGAGGACGAGCTCGCTGCGGCTTACAACCGCGCACAAGACGCCTGGCTTCAGGCTCAGAAGAACCACCTGGAAAGGACCGGATCCCGTTGGGAGCCGTCCGAGCCCATTTGGATCGACTGGACCGAAACCGAGTCAAGTGCGTGGGACAAGATCGCCAAGCTCGTCAACCTCTTGATCGAGATCAACGGCGGGAGCCTTGCCATCATGCAAGAAGACTGCACCTCTGACTACCTCGTCAAGGTGGAGTGATCCCAAAGCTAGAATCCCACAAGGATTCTAGTTTTTGCTCGCAAGATCAACAAGGCGTATAGTGAAGACCCCACTACGAAAGGAAACACCATGTTCTACCGATTCATCGGCAAGATGTTCTTCCTCTTCTGGATCTGCCCCGCCCTTCGTCACTACGCTGGAATCGCTGTCACCAGCGCCTGCAAGCACCTGATCGAGGAGTGTGACAAGATGCAGAAGAAGATGGACATGGAGGCCCAGTTCGAGAAGAACAACACTCCCGAGTACTACCGGAACCTTCGCCGATCGCAGCACTAAGCTGCGATACCAGAATCCCTAACAGGGATTCTGGTTTTTGCTTTCAAGATCGCAAGCTTTACAAGGCTCCTAATGAAAGGACCATACCCCTCTACAAAGGAGTCACCATGGACACCACCACCGACCTCGTCATCGTTGACGACTCGATCGACACCACCACGGACAACACCGAGGAAGGTTCGAACCCCGCCAAGGCCCTCGCCGGCGTCGCTGTACTCGCAGCTGTCGCCGCCGCTGGCTACTTCGGGTTCGGACGCTTCCTCGCCAAGCGCCAGCTGGAGAAGGAGATCGAGACCCGCAACGCCCTCAACGAGCAGATCGAGGTGATGAACGCCTGCGACATCCCCGCTGAGAAGTAAGTCCCAAAAGCTAGAATCCCCAACAAGGATTCTAGTTTTTTGCTTCAAGATCGCAAGATTTACAGGGCTAATAATGAAGACCCTCACCCCTCTATTGAAGGACATATCATGCAGTTCGCTGGTATCGAGAACCCCTTCGGCACCGCCGCTACCATCCCGGCCGCCATCCCGACTCAGTCGCGCACCCTCTACTACAAGGGCCTACGACTGAACCGGATGCCGGTTCAGATCAAGGCGCCGCGTGCACCGAAGCCGATCTCGCACACCGTCAAGAACTTCCTGCTGAACTACAACGGCTGAGAAGTCCCAAAGCTAGAATCCCACAAGGATTCTAGTTTTTGCTCGCAGAATCAACATGGCTTCTAATGAGAACCCTCTATGAAAGGACCCGCCATGTGCAACCCGACCATCGCTATCACCATCAACTCCGAGACTCTCCCCCTGATCCACAACAGCGGCTACGACTGGCCGACGACTGAAGACTTCAACAAGATTTTCATCATCGTCAACGCCCAGTCGAAGTTCGAAGTTTCAAAGATCATGACGCGGGAGGACGCTGAGAAGTTGTACGACCGCAAGCTGTCGGACCTGCTCAACTGGCAGTTCATCACGGACTGACCTCAAAAAGCTAGAATCCCACAAGGATTCTAGTTTTTGCTCGCAGGATTTACAGGGCATGTAATGAAGACCCACACCCCCGAAAGGAAACATCATGTTCAACTACATCATCGCTGTCGTTGCCTCCATGCTCACCTTCGGCATCTCCAAGTACTTCGAAAACCGGAAGACCCGTAACCTCACCAAGGCCCACCAGGCCGAGATGAGGGAGCAGTTCGACCGCGTCTTCGTCGGCACCTGGAAGGCCGGACTTGACGCTGGACGCACCCAGGCGTACCAGAACACCACCTCCTACCAGGAGTGGCTCGCCGAGCGCAATCTCGTCTAACTTGCAAACTAGAATCCCCAACAAGGATTCTAGTTTTTTGCCTTTCGCGAGGATTACATGGGTCATAATGAAACGCCCCTCTATCGAAAGGACCATCATGTCCAAGCACCGCCAGAAGCGCGAGAACCCCATCATCGACGCGATCACCTTGATCGTCTCGTTGCCGTTCTTCGCCATCATGTCGATCTTCGACTGACATCCTCGCTAGACCGTTCCAAGCCTAGAGCCCCACAAGGGCTTTAGGTTTTTCCCGTCAAAATGGGGGCTTTCGCAAGTAAAACACGGCCTTTAATGAGACCCACTATGAAAGGACTACCGTCATGCAGTTCCTCCGCGTCGTTGCTCTGGACATCATCACCGAAATCCGATTCCGTTGGATCCTCTTCCTCAACCGCAAGCTCATCCGAGAGCTGAAGCGCTTGAGCAAGCAGGACCCGAAGCTTCTGATCACGTTGAAGATGTCAGCCAGCAATCCGCGCAAGATCGACTACGACATGAACTACCTCGACTAGGTTTCAAGCCTAGAGCCCCCACAAGGGCTTTAGGTTTTCGCACGTTATACACGGCCTTTAATGAGACCCACTATGAAAGGACTACCGCTATGCTCGGTAATCGTGCCATCTCCGTCCAGCTGACCAAACAGCCGAAGAAGGACGGCTCCACCGACGCTGTCGAGTGCACTCACAGAACTCCTGAAGAGATCAACAAGATCATTCAGGACAATGCGACGCACTTCGCCAAGCTCGCTGGGACCGTCTACCTGACGCACCGCATCGTGTCGACTGTCTGCGAGATCGCGATCATCGCCGCCAAGAAGAAGCTCTGAGTAGTGTCCCAAGCCAGAATCCCACAAGGATTCTGGTTTTTCTATTCCAAAAATTCCCCGGGGGAGTACTCATGAAAACCTCGCAAGATCAACATGGGTTCTAATGAAGACCCAACCCCTATTCAAGGAGATATCATGAACAACGTCATCGAGAAGGCTACTGCCTCCACCAAGAAGTTCGTCGTCAAGCACAAGACCAAGCTCGCTGTAGCCGCCACCGCAACCGTTGCGCTGGTGCTGCACACGCAGGTCGTGAGCCAGCACAACGACTTCCTGGAGAAGCACGGCCTCATGGACGAGTTCTACCACCTCGACGAAGAAGACTGAGTCCAACGCCAGAATCCACACGGATTCTGGTTTTTTCTATGAAAAGGATGCACATGCCTAACGACGCAGTGATTTACAAGCAGGTCTATCTTCTTGACCCGGAGAAGATTGATCAAACCTTCGAAGTTCCTCTTGATGCTCGACTTATTGCTATCGATTGGGATACTCGCGTTTATCTGGGTATCGCATTCTGGTACACCTTCCGAGTGCCAGAAGATACGAAGAAGCCGACTAAGCCGTACGGCGAGATGGTGGCAGTGCCGATGTCTCTTACCTGGCGGATTACTATCCGAGGAACTGGCGCATCATATCCATACGGGATGACACATCTTGGCACTGTAGTTCGTGACCATTATGCCTGGCATCTGCTTGACATGGATGGAAACAATATTCGCTGGGCGAATCGATAATTCGCAAAAATTACAGGGCACATAATGAAGATCCCCCTCTATTAAGGAGCCCACTATGGACACCACCACTGACATCCCCGCCACCGACCTCGTTGTCGTCGAAGCGGAGATCGTGGAGGACGACCCCAGCGGCTTCGGGAGCGAGATCGCCAAGAACGCTGGAGTCAGCGCCGCCACTGCTGGCGTCGTTGTCCTCGGCATCGTGGCGTTCAAGTACCTGAAGCCTCGCGTCGTCTCCCTGATCGCCCGCAAGAAGACCGAGACCCCGGTCGCGGAGCCCGTGGAGGTCACCCCCGAGGAGACCCCCAAGCAGGACTGATCCGAAAGCCTAAATACCCTAACACGGTATTTAGGTTTTTCTTTTTCGATTCATATAGGAGGAGTTATGGGAAAGAAGGGCCAACCAGGCAAGCAGTACGAGGTCAGCATGGAGCTTGCACAGACGCTCAAGCATGAGTACAACGCTGGAGGCACTCTTACCACGTTGTCGACCAAGCACAAGCTGGCCAAAGCTACCGTCGCTCGAAACATCCGGCGAGCCGGTGGCACCATTCGACCTGTCGGTCAGCGCAAGGTGCAGACTGGACTTCTAGGCTGGCTGAACACGACGCCTAGTTACATCGGAGAGGATGAATGAACCCCACCGGCATACTAGCACTTCTTGCCACCGGCATCACGGGTGGCGGAATTGCGCTGACTCTTATTTGGCATGAGATCAAAATCCATCGTGCTCGGAAGAAGGGTAAGGACGAATGAACGAAGTGGCAACGAACTGGGCGGCAGCACCTCGGAAGACGG